ATCAGAAAGTTGCGGAGGGTGATAAATATACAAACTCCCCCTAAAGTAATTACCCTTCGTGGCTTTCCTCTAACATCACACCTAAACCAACAAACAAAAAGTGTTTATGCTGAACACCACGTTTTAAACTTCTTAATACTTTCCTCTCTCCATCAATAGCACACCAAATAATATTTAGGTCCATCAAGTTCTGGATTCCTTTACTCACAGTTTTCCTGTTCATACCAACCATTAGCGCCAAGTAGCTAACCGCATCATGGCTTGAATAGTCTTGAGCCGAATACCTCTCACATAAAGCATACAATACCACCTTCTCCCTACTCTTTAGATCGGTTCTGCCTAACTGCTTTTTATACCACTTCCAAACCACCTGTTTTAGCTTGGCATAGCTCTTATACTTCATTGCTACTCCAAACTTAATCAAACCGCTTTTATCTGGACTATCAATTGCTTCTAATACTAACCACCATTTTTGCTCTTTCAACTAACTAACCGCCTTGAGGCTTATCTGCCTTTCAGTAAACCATTCATTTAATAACTGCATTTGAGCCTTACCAACCCGATAGACTCGCTTCCTCTTATCCTTCCCCGCTTCCTTAGACATATACCCTCTCGCTACAAAATCATCTAATACACTTGCTACTGTTGACCGACTCCCCAGACCGCTTGGCAATAGTTTCACTATTGTCTCAAAGTTAATGCTTTTGCTACTCGCGTTAGCAATAGCAACTTCTAAGACTAAAACAACATGGATAGGACTTGACCACCAAAACGACATAAAACCTTTTTGCCTTCTACTCTTATAAAATTGATCTCTTACATTAATCATTCTGTCTCTTAATTGTTTCATTTGTATGTCACCCCCAAACTTTTTTTGGCAAAGCTTTTAATGTATTAACTGCCAATTACAACCCAACTTTATGGGTAAATATTACTGATATTTTTTCCCTGGAGAGATGAGCCTTTAGGCTCACTCTCTCTATTAGTTTAGTTTAGGATATATGACCACCCGTATACCCAATCATTGACCATACGTGTACCCTTGTATTGACCATACGTATACCCAATTACTTTTTAATTGGTTTATCTTTTTTAGCATCTTTTTTGGTCTTTCTTTTGCCGAATATCCTATCCCAATTATCTTCAAAAGTTTTTTTATCAATCTTCATTGGTCTTTGATCTGATCCTTTCCCATATCCTGTTGCACTCATTATTTTTTCTCCTTTTTTTGGTGATATACAATAACTAGGGCATCACATTTAGGGCAAGATAGATTAGTTACAATTTCATAATCTTCACTATCATAATCTTCGCCTGTATGATCGCCACCCAATATTAATTGTTCGTTACATTGCCAACATTTCAATTTCCTTTCTCCTTAGTCCCACTCAAAGGACTTTTTATTTTCATCTAAAATTTCTAAAACTGCACCATTTCTAACTAAAGTCTTGGTTTTATAATCTACATTTCCAGAATTACTTTTAACCAGACTGGCTTTAACAACTGCCATTCTGTCAAATTCAATTCCCTGGTCTAAACATATCTTCTCGCAAGTATCGTTATCAGCTAACCACATAGCGATAGCGAACCTAACACTATCAGTAATTGATGAAGCACCACGTATCTCAGCTCTATGGCTTAACGCATCATCTGAATCATTAGTAAGAGCCGATTTAGCTAAATGGTGAACTGTTAAGGTGGTTACACCTAGTCTGGCCGATATGTTTGCACAGTATGAACCCCATAATTGGCCTACTTCATTGCTTGAACTAATATTTCCCGTTGTAAATGCCTGTAACGGATCAAATACGACCAACTGTAAGTTTGGTATTGTCTTTAATTCCTCTACTAACTCAGTAGCTTGCGATGTAACTCCTTCTTCTTTTAACAAGATCATTGGTTCTTTTTGTTCTGGAATAGGAAAGACATACACATCATATTCAGATTGAAAGCGTAAACCTAACGGATCAAGTGATGCTATCCTTCGGTGTACCTCTGATAAATCATCCTCAGCTGCAAAAATAACTGAAGATCCTTTTTGCATTACATTTTTACCCCACCATTGACCGCCTGTAGAAATTTTTAATGCTAACTGAATCATTGATAAAGACTTACCAACGCCACCGACTGCCGCGATTATTCCTGGTTTACCTAAAGGTATAAAACTATCTACTAACCACTCTATTGGTTTAGGTTCTTCAACTAAGTTACGTATTGCATATTGTCTTATGTTGAACTTAGACTCAGTTAATTCAGTTTTAACTTGATCTAATCCTTTTGCTAAATGCAGATCATTAAAATCACCTGTAATACTTGGTAGCCTTGATACACAATTACTAACTGCATTAACTACCTCGTTAGCATTTTTCTCACCAATACCAGATGTATCGTTATCAAGTGCAATAATAAACTTAGCACCTGTTATCTCACGCAATCTAACACTCGCTGTTAAACAGAAATTAGCAGAAAAGACCACCGCAACGGGTAAGCCTGTAGCTTCAAATATAGAGCTTCCTGTGGCGTAGCCTTCACATAATATTAATGTATCAAGATAAGGTATTTCAGTTGCTTCACAACCAATTAAAAATATATTGCCTTTGATCTCGCCACCACCGACAAACTTTTTACTACCATCTGGAAAGATATATTGGAGGGACTTTATATCGTTTACTAATATACCGTTATCACTTTTGGTGATAGAATGCACGGGTATCAATAGGTTTCCATTGATCGTTTTTAAACCATAGCTTTTAACCTTTTTATCATTTAAATAATTATGATCCGTAACTTCATTCGCACTAGCAAACTTTTCTTTGGCATATATGGAAACCTCCTCTTGCTTCTTAGTCTTAGCTTCCTCTCGCCTTTTTTGACTTTCCTCCAACTTAGTCTGCATTAAGCGTTTTTCTTCAGCAGACATTTCGTTTGGATTATAAGAAGTAAACTTCCACTCCTGGGACGTTCTCCAATTACCATAAATGCAGACAAAGTTATTGTCTAATTGATTGTAGGCATAGTAACCAGATCGTTCATTAGCTTTATCTGGTCGTGTATTTGCAGTAGCACTAACGGGAACTCTAATCAAATTGCCTGTAGTATCTAAAAAATCTACAAGCAAACCATTAGAACGCATCTCGCTAATAAGATCGCTGTTAGATTTACTGGTACTTGTAAAAGCAAAGTTCTTATCTATTACTAAACCTTGCTCTCCATAAAATTTTGTTAAATCAGTCATCAGCCTGTGCCTTAGAATTATTTAAATAACTAGACACTAGCCTTCTGACAAAATTGATTCTATCTTCCTTAGTCCACTCATGCAGAACGTAAGATTTGTTTTTTTTGGAAGCCTCTAAGTATTTAGATTTGCTATCCGATAATGCAACAGATAATAACTCCTCGTTAATCTGTGCAAAGTTTTTAATATGCTCCATTTTCTTGTTTTCCCCGATAAGTTGTAGATGTTCATAAGAGCAAGCACCTTTAATCTTGCCATTGCGAATATGTAGTAAGGGAGAAGCCAAGCCATGACAGTATGAACATAAACTTGGCCTCCGATACTTAAGATCATCATTCCTAAAATGGGAGATCGTCTTCGTCATCTACATCACTCGGAAACATCTCATCTTTAGGTAGTTCTTCTTTTGGATTTAGATTTTCACTTCCAGTAGTTGTACCAGCAGCCATCCAAGTCTTACCAAAGTTATCGTTTATTTCTAAGTAACCTTTCTCACCAACCACAAGTTCAGCTTCAACTCTTTTACCAACTAATTCATCAGTATTTTTCATTGAACCAACACCCATTGCATTAAGCATTAACGATAAAGATTGTCTTCCAATCTCAACAGGTTTCTCGTTATTGTGAGCCATAGTAAAAGCATGGTTTACTGAAATGATTTCACCAACCACATCAAACATTATCTTTAATGCCTTCCAACCGTTTCTACCTTCGATCATATCTGATCCAGCATACTTAAGGTCGTACCTTCCAGGCTTTACTCTTGTTTCTCCACCAGAACTTTCTGCTCCAGCTTCAAATTTATCCATACCAAATTCTGTTAAATCCATAATGTTACCTCCGTAAAAAAATTTAACTATTAATATTAACCAGGATCATACTCTTCGTAGTCACTAGCTCTCTCAATCTCTTCTTTAAGGGCATCAACAACATCAACTAAGACTCTGTTTGCACCTAACGGGAGAATATGATCGTCATCTCCGTTTGTTTCAATGACACCTTCAACCAACATTCTAGCTTTAGTTAAATAGTAAATTGCTTTGTCGTGTTCAGTTGTCATTTCTTTGCGATTAGCTTTCCGATTTCCGCCCAAGTCTTTTCGGCCCTAACAATAAAGTCATCACCTTCATCAACGACTTGTATCTCTTCTGGTAAACCATATCTGTTCTTGGCTACACATGCTGGTGACTCAGTAGTAACTAAGACTCTTCCAGACTGAACAGTTTTACTTGTTAATCCTTTATTGCCTTGTACTTTTACAGTTCCCTTCTTGTAGTTTAAGAATAGACACATATCACTAGCTTCTAATACTAAGGCTGAAGCTGCTTTATGTAGCTTAAGTTCATGCCTATCGTATGCTTCTGTGCTTGGATCGTGAAACGCTTTGATTTGGTTGTGAGCAATCATAACAATCCGCATCTTCTTTTCGTTTCTTAATCTATTAACTAGATCAAGGACTTCTCGCCAATACTTTAACGATTCAGAATACCCACGACCATAACCAAAAGATTCAATTGAAGGTTGCTTATGAACTTCGCAAGTTTTTGTATGTATTAAAGGTTCTAACCAATCCAATGAGTCAATAACTAATGTGTTGTACTCAAGATCAGAATCAACTAAGAATTTTAGATAACCAATAAAAGTATCGTAATCCTTTGCTAATTTAAAATGTGGTATTTCTCTATTGTCAGTAAGAATACCTAGTCCCTCTTCAGTTTGCAGAACAATTGGATTTTTACTACCAACAGCAAGTGTTGTTTTACCTAGACCAGAAGGACCATAGATAATTGTTATTGACGGTTTAGCTTTTGCTTTTGTTAAGATTGCATCTAACGACATTATTTACCACCCTTATCAGCACCTTCAATTACAATTGGTTTCTTGTAAGGTGGCAAAACATCTTCTAGCTTTTCAATTGTATTAGCAATATTCCTTCTAACACTTTCCATGTGATGAACAGTTTTAGTTGCTAATTGAAACGCCTCTTCAAGTTGTTGTTGTGCGCTTAAGTCTTGACTAATCTGCTGAACTAAAGGTCTGCTTAAATCAGTTAAGTCTTTTTCAAATATCTCTCTTGGGTTTCCATCTTTATCTTGGAAACTTAAAAGAGGTTGCTCTTTCTTATTATCTACCATTATTAATCCTCCTTTGGATTGTTATAAGTTTCACAGATTTCTTTGTGTGAACAGAATCTGCACCATGATCCAGCATTAAAGCTAGGCTCATCACCCATTGCTTCATCACAAGCTGGTTTCAGAATATTCAAACCCCAATCTACAAGATCGACAGCTTGAATATCCCAAGTTCTTATCTGCCCGTCTTTATGCCAGGCTCTTTTGTTTGGTTGTATGATTGTCATCTCAATGACAGTATCTTCGTTTCCCCATCTTGATAGACAGGCTAGTGAGTAAGTCATTAACTGCTCGTTCATCACTACATCAACAGGATAAGCACCAGACTTTAAATCTGCTACTACCATTCTATTGCTTTCACCTAGTATGACTGCATCAGCAGTTCCCCAAAGATCATCACTTATTTCTGGAGCATTTACTTTCTCTTCAATTAATAATTTACCGTTAAGTTCCTCTGTGCGTTGATTTATATAATCAACATAGATTTCAGCTATAGCAATGTCATCTTTTGTAATGTCAAAACTAAAACCATCTACATCTACATTACGACCAAGATAATAATCAGATAGAGTAATACCATCTAATCTATTCTTGAGTAGAGCTTCACACATTTCGTGAACCGCAGTACCTCTAGCCGCAGCTATACTTCCTGTTCGTTCTGCAACAGCATTAATCTTTGCTGAAGCTGGACATCTTATAATTCTATTGATGCTACTCGGTGATAGTATCGCGTGTGCCAATGTTGTACTCCTCTCTTGCTATCGCAGCCCACAGTTCTGGACTTATGATTGATGCAATGTTTATATCTTCAACTGGAAATAAATTTTTCTTGCTAGAATATGGACATGGTATCGCTACCTTCCAATCTGCTCTATCTTGTCTAAACCAAAGACATGGTAATAGATCTACCTTGTTTGCTTGTCTTACCGACTGATCCCACCAGTTTTTAATATCTGCTTGGGTAATTGCTTTACGTCTTTTGACTTCAATTGCATAACCTGGCATACCTAGTAAGTCGTGACCGCCACCAAAAGTCTGAGCATAATTAACTTCAAGCTCTATGCCTAAAAGTTCTTTAATCTCATCTATGACTTCGCGTTCACCTCTACGCCCTTTGTTTCTAGCGTTGACCAAACTACTCTCCAGATGTATCTGATTTATTTTCTATTTCTTCAATGTCGCTAAGACGATAAAGAACTTTGCCACCAATCTTTGTGTATGACGGGCCAGTTCCTTTTGCTCTCCAATTTTCTAATGTTCTAGGAGAACGTATCCATCTTTTTGCTAATTCGTTTTGATCTAAAAATATTTTTTCTTCCATGTTGTTACCTATTACTTCGTGATTGTGATATTCTAACCTACGTAAATTTAATAAAGCAAGTATCTGACAAGAAATAATAGAAATATTATTCAGATAAAATCTTCAGAAAAAATTTACAGAAAATTTATCAATAACATTTACGCATTAATAAGGAGGTAAAAATGAGTATAGATAAAGTAACAAGAGAGGAGTGGGATAGATTGGAAGAAGTAAAAAAATCTAACAAGGTAGATATGGTTAACAAACCACCACACTACCAAGGCAAGATAGAGTGTATAGACTTAATCAAAGATAGAGTTGGTTCTAATAACTTTCCAGCTTACCTTGAAGGTAACATCTGGAAATATTTATTTAGACATAAAGATAAAGACAGCAACATTGAATGTTTAGAAAAAGCGCAATGGTATCTGAATGCTTTAATTAAACACTACGAAGAACTTTAATTAGACATAACTATTTTCTGCATGTAGTTACCGACATTCTGCATCTCTTCGGTAGCTATATGCTCTCTAGTTTTACGATAGCGTTCAGTAGCCTTCAAACTTTTATGTCCCATAAGAGTCTTGACATCTTCTATTTTCATTTGTTCACCAGCCATAGTACCAAAGTTATGTCTTAGATCATGGAACGTCACATCTGGACATCCAGCAGCTTTTCTAATTTTGTTCCAAGTATGAAAAGGATATTTAACACCAAGTATTGTTTCGCTTTTTCTATCGCAAGAGTTAATGATTGCCATAGCCTGATTGTTTAAATGTATAACTCTAGGCTTACCACCATAATCTGTTTTATGATCTTTTAGCACCAGTTTATTACCATCAAGATCAGACCATTTGGCACTACCTATCTCACTAACACATCTGCCACCAGTTAAGATACATAGCCTTATATACTTGATAGAATTTATGTGTCTCTCATGTGCTTGTGCTTCTGCAATATTGATCTGCTTATTTATCTCAGCAAACTCTGCATCAGTTAATGGTCTATCACGTTCAAGTTCTAGGTTCTTTTTAACGTACTTTGCAGGGTTATATTTAACCAAAGATAATCTAATGCTGTTCTCAAAGACTGAACTGATTAATTGAACCACCCTATTAGCTTGATACTTAGCTCTCTTACTTATTACAATATGTAGCTTAGTAATATCACCAGTCTCAATGCTCTCTAGCTTCATCTTACCTAAAGTATTCTTAACGTCTTTATCCCACATGCGCCTAGGCTCACCATCTATCTTGCCATCCTTCATCTCTACGCACTTCTTATTATTGTTTAATAAGTCTTCTAGCTTTAACTCAAATGCTTGGTTTAAGGTATAAGCATCAGCCTCTACCTTCTTTGTTTGCAATGGATCAATACCTTGCGCTACTTCTCCTAGTATCTTTTGTGCTTTGTTTCTAGCTACTCCAATCAATACATCCTTACTTGCTATCTTCATCTCCCTGGTCTTTTTATCAAACCTATAATGTAGATAATATCCGTTCTTATGTATCTTTAACGCGCTCACTTGTTTATCAGTCTGGTATCTTGCCATGCTTTGCTCCTCTATTACCCATCCGTGTTTTATCCGTGTTTTGACTGCGGAATGACGAGTATCTTTGTTACCTATTGAGTAGATTATAAATTGAATCTTGTAAAGAAAACAAGGGTTTTTAGTAATAAAAAGTATTGATGTGAAATCGCGTGATGAGTAAAAAATATTCTGCGCTACCAGGCTGCGCTACTCCCCGAACAGTTAAATAACCGCTAATTCCTGAGCTTTTTCAAAAGGTATGTCATGGACTGATATACCCATCCGAGTATGATCCGAGTTAATTATTGCATCCATAGCCTCTTTAAAACTCTCTATTGAATTAACAGCTTTCATGGGTTTGTCATGTACAGAATATTGTAGGTGTTTGCAATTGTTAAAAGGTAGGAAGTAAACATTCTGGTATTTAAGATTAACCAAGGCGAATACATCAATGGTATTTTCTTTGTACTGTCTTGACTTACTATGTGATCCTTTACGTAGATCAAACCGCCAACTATTTCTAGCTTTCTCTATATGAGTAACTGTCTTGACTTGACAGCGATACATTTGGTTATCGTATTCAAAGATAATGTCTGCATGAGAACCATGAGGCATAATCGTTACAGTATCGGTTTCCCTTGCTATCACGGAGCAAGTTAGGTATTCGCCACTCCTACCTATTCTCTCCGTTGCTCGTGTCATTAAATGTTTTCCAAGTAATACCTTTTTCAGCTAATAACTTTTTCATGTATTTAGGCTGTCTATTAAATGATGCTTTCTGGAACGCTTCTTCGTTTATTTTATTCTCTTTAATGTAATCGTTAGCTGAACCTCTTATTGATTGTAAAAGTTTTCTTACTAACAATTCTTTTTCTGCATTAGTTTTAGATTTATAAAAATCAGATTCAACTAAAGTGCCAACCATTATCTCTACAGGTTTACCCATATATTTTGCTCTTGTCTGATCTACAATAGCGTTACCAGAGTAAGGTAATATATCTCTTCTTTTAAATCCTAATCTATCAAACTCTCTTTCTGCTGCATTCTTTTCTTCTCTTACAGTAGCACCAGTAAGCTGTCTTGTAAGAGGGCCTGGAACATTAATATTTGTAAAAGGTATTTGTACTGTATCTGGTCTTCCAGGTGTAGCTTCCCTTGTTGGTGATTCTAGTTCTGGCAATTGTTCTCTTACTATAGGTATGCTTGATTTTAATCTGTTAGTTGTATCAGTTAAAAATTCACCTGTTGGTACAGGCGCTCTAAACTCTTGATCCTGATCTATAAAATCATTAAACATTCTAAGTGGAGTTAAAAATCCACCAATAACATCAGAAACATAATCAGAAAAATATTTATTTAGTTTTTCTTCCGTGTCCAATCCAACCATTCCATCTAAAATATTTTGCACTAGTTGTGAACTTGCACCAGCTCTAAATTGTGCGCCAGTTAATGCTTGTAAAATATCTTTTGGATCACCCCAATTTCTCCCGCTTTCTAATCTGGTAACTACATCTGCTACAAATAGGTAAGGAGTTAATGGAAAGTATGGTCGCATATCTATAGTCTTTCCAGATGATGTTTCTACTTCATACCATTTGTGATCTTCTGATCCTTTTCTTTTGGCTTCAATAGTTGCAAGCAATATAGTTGTTCCCACTACAGCTTCACTAAATGCTTTACTATCTCCAGCAGCTATTTTTTTATGTTCTGATGGCGTTAATAATTTTAAGAATCCAAGTGGTGAATGTCTAAATTGAAAATCAATAGCGTTAGCCATAAATCTAGCAAAGGGAAATACGCCTGTTGTAATAAAAGGTACAGAGTTAGCAAAATCTACAAATCCTTTTAATAGTTTGTTATCTGGAGTCTTTGCGTAAGTAAAATATAAAGCATCATCAACTGCTTTTTCTATATCAGACGCATTTAAGTATTTTAAAAGATCGTCATTTATACCAACATCTTTAATATCAATACCTTTCTTTGATAATGTATCTTGTATAGACGTTGCAAACATGCCTCTTCTATACCAAAACTCTTGTATTCTATTTAGAGTGTTGAGGCCATCAACCATCTTCTGTGCGCTTTTAAATACTTTAGCTTTAGATGAATCAGCTACTTCTGAAGCATACTTAGTAAACAGTCTGTCGCTTTCATTAACAAAATATTTTGTTAAAAACTCAGTTAGCTCTGCTGATTGTTTTTTGTTTTTAGTAAGGTTCATCATCAAGCGGAATGATTCAGCACCATCAACCTTTTTAGGTTTAGCACCAAATGCTTTTCTTAATGGATTAAATGTTATGTCAAGAACATCATCAAAAATCTCTATCAATGTGTGCATACCAACTCTTCCTATTTGAGCTGTGTTATTACGCATTGCTGTTGCTATCTGGCTGACTAATAAACCTCTTCTTATGTTGTCTAAGTCTCTTACTATATCTGTATATTCTTTTGCAAAGTTTGCATACCAGCCTTCGTCTGGTGCTATCTCGCCAAGCTCCTGTCCCATTCTTTTCATGGATTGTTTAGCTGTGCTTAACTGTTGCATACGTCTAGCTGAGTCAGAGATGCTTTCTTTAAATACAGATGACAACTCTTCTACAGTAAGATCATTTCTTTTTAAAATATCTACAAACTGATTAAAGAATTTTGGACTTGAGTTTGCTAGTAGCACAGCTTCTTTTAATTGGTCAGATATTCTTACGTTCTTACTTACTGGTATGTTAAGTTCTTTTATAATTTCTTGACCAACATCAATTACCTTTTGGTTTAAACCAGTAGTAGTATCAGTTTGAAAGTCTTTACCATCTGGAGTATCAATAACATCATCTGCTTTTGCTTTATTAATGTTACCGCCTTCTGCTGCTGCTATATCATCAGCATAAACTCCTAAAGGAACTTCATCTCTAACTGGAGGTATTTCGTTATTGATAACTTTGTTATAAGTAACCAGCACATCATCATCAGACATTCCTCTATAGTCAATATTGAAATCATCTAAGGTTTGTCTTATTGTTCTTGCTTGTTCTGTTTGTTCTTCCCACCTAGTTAATAGTAATTGATCGTCTTGATGCACCCTGTCCATTTGCAAATCATCTATTATTCTATTTGTAAAATCTGGTGTATCGCCACCATCAAATGTTTGTAACTCTGGAAGAAATCCATCTTCTTGCATTTTTTCTTGTATTTGGTCAAAGTCTGTAAAACCTCTTGAGTTTTTTGGTGCTAAATATTTAGAAGTAATAAACCCTTTATCACTTTCTAATATTTGTTTTAACTCACCCATTCTTGCAAAGTCTCTGCTTATTGCTCCACCTTCAATATAACTTCTAGCAGTTCTTACTTTTGGTTTCTTAGGTATCTTTAGTATTTCTGGAATCTTTGTGCTTTTAGATTTAGCAGTTTCTACTTTAGGTGTAACAACTTCTGGAGCAACAGGTGTTTCTACTTTAGGTGTAGGAGTCTCTACTCTTGGGCCAACCATGTCTATTGGGCCAACCATTTCATCTGCTTGTACTGGTACTTTGTTTTTATTTTTTACAAAAGAAGCACCACCACCTATAGTGCCACCTAATACACTACCTAATCCAGCACCAAGTGTAGCAGCCTTTGCTGATTGTCCTAATTCAAAACCTTCTTGCTGACCAGACATTACCCTTGCTGATTGTCTTAGTGCATTATCAACTGTTGAGTAAGCAGCACCTTCTATAGCTCCTATCTTTGCTCCTTGCTTTGCACCCTCTTTTACAAGTTCTTTTATACCTTGCTTTGCTGTTTGTTTAACGCCCTCTCTTGCAAGTAAACCAGCGCCTAAAGTTCCTATGCCTACATAAGTAGATGGATCGGTTGCAAGTCCTTTTATTAATCTTCCAGTACCAGCAAGACTAGCTTCCTTGTTGTCATACATATCCATCAAAGTAACAAAGTCTTCTCGTTGTTGTTGGTTTGCATTGAACTTAAGATCAGATGCCTCTTTAGCCATCTTGGGTATATTGTAATTAAACCAACCCATATATCTTAGGGCATAGTCTGCATACTGCTTGTCGGAGTTTAGCTTTTTAGGCTTGTCGTCTAACTTAAAATAAAAATTTCTACTTTCATTCCATTCATAAATACTTTTAGCAGCTTTAATAAATTCTGGATTTTCTTTTAATTCTGCTTCAGATAGTTTTTTATTTTTTTGTGGGACAGGAGGTAGAACAAAACCATTAGCTGCAATATTTTGTTGTGTAATATCATTGGCTTCTGGCGGAGGCGGTATTTTAAATTCGTTTACTTCCTCTTGTGGCGGAGGCGGTATTTTAAATTCTGCCATGGTATTACTCTGCAATTATGCCATTGTTTTTCAACTCATTAATAGCCTGTTCTTTTGTGTAACCTGGGTTTAAATCCTGTGATTGTTTTATAAGTGCATCAACGGATGTACCCGCGTAAGCATTGTTGATTATTCTATATGTTTTATTATTTTCTGGATTTTGATTGCCAGAATCACCCATCAGCATACTAGCTAGCGCTTGGTCAAAAGAAAGAACTCCTTGTTTGTTTAAATGATTCTTATAAAAATCTCTTTGTTGCTGAGTTAATTGAGTACTTTCAATACCATCATTCATCACAATGTTTTTAATTTTAGCAACTTCTTCTTTATATATATCTGCTTGTGACTGTTCTTCTGTTACTGTTACGCCAGGAAACACTCTTGTATTATCATCTACAAAATATCTATAACCATCTTTAGCTACATAAGAATCTCTTTTTGCAGGCTTTGGTAATGTCATTCCAGGAAAAAGTCTATTCAATTCTATTGCTTGAGCCAACTCAGGATTGTTTTTTATAAATTCTTCTTGCTGCCTTTCAAACTGCTCTTTTTGCATTAGAGCTTGAGCTTCTTTCTGCCTAGCTTCATCTTCTGCTCGTCTTTGTGAAATTACATTTTGTGCTTGTGAAATTCTTTGAGCATTGCCAGATTGCTGTGCGCCTACAAGATTCATTTGATTTGCAAAATTTTGCAATCCTTGTATTTGCATTTTTCTTCTATCAGCTTTTGGTAAATTTAAAAATTCATCTGCTGGCATACGATCATCCATACCATATTGACCAAAAGCACTTCCGATTTTTTGTAATATATTTGGAGATTTTTTTTCTTGTACTGGTGGTAAATTTAATGCGTCAATCTTTTCGTTTGTTTGATTAAAATTATTAATTAAACCTTGTAATCTAAAATCTTGCATTTCATTTGTTGTGATACCACCATCCAAAGGATTGTAGCCACCAGCCTTCATTAAATCTAAAAAGTCATATTGATTTGCCATTACAAAGCTCCGTAGTTGACCATGTAGTAACCACTATCATGCTTAGTTACTGCATCTGGATTTTTCTCCATTACTTCTTGCGCCAGAACTCCTACTGTTGGACTATCAACATTTAAGTCTTTAGCTATTTTATTCCAAGTCCAGGTGTAAAGATTATATCCTTTAGACTTTCCAATGTGAGTAATGTTATCTTTTAATCTTTCATCAGAAAATAATCCCATAATAGCACCTATTGTTTGTGCTGCACTTCCTATCTTTTCAGCAGTTCCAGGTTTATATTGATCGGTTCTACTACCATCCGAAGGAATAAAACCAGCACCGCTTGTAAGCGCACCAAACCTTTTATATGGATCATCTTGTTGTCTCATAAATTGTCCATAATCAAAATCAAGTCCAGCTTGATTAAGTCCTTGTTGTTGATTGCCGATACCAGATAATAAACCAAAGTTTTGGTATTGATCTGCTAGTTGATTGCCGAATAGGTTGGATTGGAACTGTCTGTTTTGCATTTCCCTGCCAATGTCCTGACTCGCTAAATTAGTTGCTCTATCATAACCTTGTAGGTTTAATCTTGATACAGCATCACCAGCTCTATCTGCAAAGTTTCTATTTGTTTCTGCTTCTAATAAAGCTGAACGAGAACCACCAAAAGCACCTCTGCCTATTGCTGCATCTTGATCGCTTTGTAATTGTATTTGTCTTGCTCTATCTAAATCATTAAGTGTGTTATCTATTACTTGTTCTCTAAAAGGATTTTGATAGGCATCTAAGTCTGCTGATAATAAACTTGGTGCATCCTGTGATGCTAGTGCGTTTAATTTACCTCTTGGATCTAAACCAAAAGATTCATCAAACATACCTCTTGCTTGATCTTGGATAAATAGTTGGTCTGGTGTAAATCCAGCAACGCCTTCTCCTGTGTATGGTGTAAAAGGCGTATTGAATATTGACTTACCTTTATTATAGACATCTTCAAAGATTGCCATTTGTTTAGGATCGGTTTGTGTACTTGTAGTAGTTTTGCCTTTACTCATAATTCTTTTCTAACCATATATTCTTGTTCAAAGCCAAGATGTTTAATTTTGCGAAGCCAGCCTTTTCTGCCTCCACCATAAATTCTTTTGCATCCAAAATGTCTTGCAAATTGTTCAAAGCTAGGCAACATTGTTTCTAGCTCTTTGTAGTCTCCTCCACAAAACAATAAATTTAAAACTTTAACTCGTGGAAATTCTACAATCTCGGTTATCATTACCGAGTTTTTACCACCCCAGATATGAAACTCACCTTGATGGATTTTTTCTTTAATATCACTTAAATTATACATATCTTGATGCTTTAATGCACGTTTAATATGATGCTCTAAGCGATCAAACTCTATCTCCCAACGCTTTTTAGACTGTTGCTGTTGCTGAGATTGTTCCGTTGTCTGCGATACTAAGTTTATATTTTGTTCCATTTGGACTCACTAATACGAGTTCAGTAGCATCTACGCCACCTACCTCTATTCTTTCACCTTTTTTAAACGCCAACCCATCTCTGTACTCTATTTCAGAAATCAGGTAGTTTTGATAATTTGTATCTAATACTGGCCCTGGTCTTCTTAATGCTTTACGTGCCATTACCTACGACCTCTTTTTTTAACATCTAGTCGTATATTACCAACTTTAAATAATTGATCTGTGTCGCCTGTAACTTTCATCTTAACTTGTCTTGCACTAAATCTTGCATCTGTGTAACCATCTGTTTCAAAAGTAAAGCTACCAAAATCTGTTTCTGCACCAAGCGGAGTAAATCTTCCTGTAAAACTTAATACGACTCCAGGCAATGTTCCAGCTTCTTCATCTGGAATAATCTGATTACATTGCACATAGTTATCACCAACGCCTATTTCTATAGGGCCTGATGTTGCGTAAGGTACTGATGAACCTAAGTTCTCTGAGTTGTTTAATGTTGTGCTGTCGTGTTCGTAAACAAAACCAGCGCTATCACATGCTGTTGGAAAATCAAATACGCCTTGATCTAACCAACATCCTCTATCCATAGAACCAATACTCCATACGTTTTCTATATAGTTCCAGATAACATATTTGTTTGGTGTTAATTGATCTGTGCCAGCGGGAAAGAAAAACCATAACTCGTTAAAGTTAGAGTTGTGTCCACCGCATGATGTTTTTCTATATGGACTATTTATATTGTCATAAACGTAATCATGCACTTCGCATTTAATTTCTTTAACAGCTCCATCAAATATAAAGAATGAGTTTTCACCCATCCAACATAAGAATGAATCAGCAGCTACAACTGTTCTTGGACTGATTGCTTTACAGTTAGTACCAGCGTCTTGTATGCCATAGATAAAAGGAGAACCTGTGTAATACATTCTAGCTACGCCAGTATCAGTAAAGATAATAATATCTGTTTGCCATTTAACTGCACTTATAACTCTGCCACCTGTAGGTATTTGTAAGTCACCAGCAGTATTAGTAGCTGCTGGAGTCCATGTAGAAAGTGTTTCTCTTGATGACCATTGTATCTTTCTTGGATCACCACCTGCACCTAAAGCTACAACATGTCTTTCGTTTGTAACCATTACTCCAGCACAGTTAGTTGGCGCACCTGAAACGGGTGTTGCAATTACATTAGCTGTGTTTGGATTCCATTGAAAAATTCTTCCGTCTGATGGACAACAAAAAAGTAATATCTCACCAAAGTTATCAAAAGAAAAAGAGTTAGTGTTAAATAATAAACCAGATTGTGAACGTGCATCACCATAGTCTTCAACGTCATAGTGATATGCACCATATCCTAAAGGATCAAAAGATGCGTCTGTTACAAAATTTGATGGAGTAATGTTATACCAAGTATCATCCATTAAAACATTAATGGTTTCTCTTGTTCCAACTACTAATACTTTTTTACCGCCATTGGTTATGTAGGAGAACATACCAGTAGGAGTACCAGTAAGAGCTGATGTGTTGAGTTTTGTCCATCCTCCGATTGGTCTTAGGTATCCGTTTTCAAAACGTACTAAGTCACCGTCTGTCCATCTTCCTTTGTTGGCATAATCAGTACCGTTAGTGACAATGCCAGGTGGAGGAGTCACTTGTATTAATGGCATTTAATTCTCCAATGCTTCTAATCTTGTTGTTAGTTCTTGAACTGCTGCGACTAAGAGAGGAACAAGTTTGCTTTGGTCTATTGACTGAGGTTTAATTCTTGTTTGTTCATCGCCATTTTCATCTGTGTAAGTTTCTGTTGCGTCTTTTTCACCAGTAATTGCTTCTGGAACTATGTCTTGTACTTCATGTGCAAAGAAGCCATCAACTGTTATATCTGGATCAATTTTAAAATTAAATCTATATGGCTGTAATTGTTTTAATCTTTCTATACCATTTGATATGGATACTTGGTTTTCCTTTAATCTATAGTCACTATTTGTATTGTAATGTGTAGAGCTATTGGTTGCTCCAATAAGTCCTATATTATTTGAAGCTCTGTAAAAATCAATTAAAATTCTATCTGCACTGTCATCATTTGAACGATTGATTGTTAGAGGATTCCCAGTGGTAGATGCAATTTGTGTTTCGCCAAGAGTAGAGCCACCTTTAGTTACAAATCCACCGCTAAGTGCCTGTTTTAAATTTCCAGAAGTAGTATTAATATAATGAGTGCCGTCACTAGCAATAACCGTCCTACTAGTACCATTAGTAATAAACCCCATTTCATTACCATTATGACTATAAGTAATACCACCAATGTTAGAGTTACCTGAGTCACCAAATCTAATCATTCCAGTATTAGATGCACCAGATAATATTGTCATTCCTGAATTGGCACTACCCTCTATAACTAATTCATCTGCACTATTTAAAACAGATGAAGTACCGCTATCGCCTGTCTTAATATGTAAGCCAACTCCTAGGTCTTTGTTTGATAATCCAGATGTTGCAAAGTAGTTATCTGCTGCTGCTGGAGTTGATCCAAATCCTAGAGTTACAACATTATTGGTTACGTTTGTAGCAACTAAAGATGTACCACCAGATGTGTTTGTAGAGTCAGGTAATATAAATGTTATGTTTGTATCGTTTAAGTCTGCTGGTGCTTTTAGTCCAACTGAGTAACCATTGGCATCAATAAACTTTAATGCGTTTTGTAAGCCATTTCCATTTAAAAACACATCACTACTTGCTGTTAATGTGCCATTTACTTTTAAATTTTTACCAGTTCCTATGTGTAGACCAACACTCGTACCTGCTCCATTTGCAGAAAAGACTGCGTCTAGCAAGTCTAAGTCCGCGTTAAGTTTAGTTCCCCAGGTATTAGTAGAACTTCCTACCTCTGGTTTTCTGAGTTGTAAGTTAGTTGTATAAGTATCAGCCATAATTTATCACTTCTTTATTTGGGATTTTATCCAGTCAATCCATTCTGGTTTCTTTTTATTTATTATAAACAATATTACCCCTGTAAGGATAATTATCTCAATCAGCGTTTCCATCTACTCGCCTATTGTTTTTGTTTCAGTAGTTGGGTTAATCTCTTCAGCTATTTTAGAGTCTAAAGCAGATTTTAAGTTTGCTACTTCTTCTTCACCCATTAGACCTTCAACCCATCCTGAGACTATTGTATTCGTTAAGTCTGCAAAAGGTATAAAGTCAGAACCAATATCTTCTAATGATAATGATTGAGTGCCGTAAACACTAGCTGTGTATGGTACTTCCTCTCCATCTACTTCATGCTTTTCGCTACTTGTTGCGTTTAGTCTCCAATGAACATTGTAAACTGTGTCTGTGTGATCCTCGTATTCTGGATACACGTCAACTGTTTTACAGTCCCATTCGTATGTATTTGCCATCTTGTTCTCCTATAAAGTTGTAATTATGAAAGCTAGGAGTTCATTATACCTTACTCCAAGCCTAGTTTGATCGTTTCCATCATCATCAGTCCAGGTGCTAGATATAAACATACCATAATTACCTGCATCAAGGCCTTCTGCTGTAAAGGCATCTTGTAAGTCTTGAGCTATAACACCAAAGTGGTATCTAGCATCATCGCCTTTTTCTTCTACTGCACTATTAAACTTATATCTTCTTATTAATCCTTTACATGCTGTAGCTACTCTTTGCTCTGCATCTGATAATTCTTGTATATCTTGTTTTTCGTTTCTGTCTGAAGTTTGTATAGTACCGTTGGTAGCGTAGATGTCATCGAATCTAGCACTTGATGAACCTAAGTCTATTTCATCATCATGGTCACTACCATCATCATAACAAGGCGTAATCGTTTTAACCGTGAAAGACGTAAAGTGTAATCCGACACCAGTATTGCTTCCCCCAGCGCCAGCAGCTATAACTAATTGTGAACCGTTTGCACTATCTGGACAGCCGATATTTCCAACTGTTGTGCCTGATCTATAAAAAGATAAAATGCTTCCATCTGTGCCAGTACGATTAAGGATAGCTACATTACCACTATTTGCAGTTCCTTTATAAGCAGATGCAGTAATTATTCCATCATTTCTAAGAGCAATACCATTATCAGATGAAGAGTTTGCAGAATTTGTCCAGGGCGTTGTGCTTGTAGTCCCAACTAATAAATTACCGCTACTATCAATCCTAGCTTTTTCAGAACCATTAGAGAAAAATTTAGTAGTAGTGTAGCTTGTTGAAAAAGTTTCTGTAGCAGTACCACCATAAGAAGGTGTGCCTAAAATATTAAAAGATGCTTCATTACTATTTTCTGTTTCAACTTTTGCAAATAAATTAGTGTTACCTGTAGATGTCATCTTAAATGACAACTGTGGTGCAGAACCTTCTAGTTGTGCATTTGCTATGTAACCTGTACCGCTTAGATATAAGTCTTTGAATCTTGAGGCTGTTGTACCTAAATTGATTGTATCGTCTGCATTAGAACCATTTGTATTTCTAGGTAGTATCTGTTTTCCAACGTCATAGAACAATAATCCTGTTTGACCTGTTCCAGTTAATAGACTACTAAATGTAGTACCAATACTTCCAACTGTTGTTGCGTCTTTTCTGAATGTTAAAATTTCTCCATCCGAGCTATTTCTTCTCAATCTTAAAGCATTACCATTAGTATTAGTAAAATAAGAGTTTCCTGTTGGTCTAAGCTCAACACCTTGCGTTCCACCAAAGTCTGCTGAAGTCTTCCCAACTAATAAATTTCCACTACTATCTATCCTTGCTCTTTCAGAACCATCAGTTGTAAATTTAAAACTCTTGTAAGCATCAAAGTCAACACCACCATCAGTACGCCCATCTGAAGCATACGTTGAAATGGTTAAACCTCTATCTGATTGTGAACCTGAAATAATTGCAACTGTGTCATTGCTTACTCCTGACATAACATGCAAAGTTTCAGTTGGCGAACTTGTGCCAATTCCAACGTTGTTTTCTACATACAGACCTCCGTCAGCTTCTATAAGAACTTGACGAGTTGCAAGTGAGCTTGAATTTTTTAGTGTTAGCCAACTGGT